GTTGGCGATTCCACCAAGAATGCGCTCCTCGATCCATTTGGCGGGGACGTCCGTTCGAGGATCACCACGAGCAAAGCCCATGCGAACGCCAAAGACGTCGAACTCGATGTACGGTTTGCCACCTGTGTAGGTGATGGTGTATCCCATCAGGGAACACCTCAACGGTACAAGAATGCAATTCGGAACTTGTCCTCTGCAACGACACCAGCGTCGGCAGCGAACTTGATCAGGGTCGTGGTGTGGTCGGCCTGAGCCATGCGGCCAGCAGCGGTCGTAGCGTTGAATCCGTCAAGGACTGCAATGACTTCCGTGCCAGAGACGGCGTTGGTCGAGAGAGCCAAGTCGTAGGTGGTTGCGGCGTTGGATGCCGTCAATTCAACCTCGACGATAGCCATGCTGATCGTGCCAGTTGCGGTGTTCGTACCCATGGGAGTCTGTTGCCAGTTGGTGTCATCGTTGCCCACACCAGCCCAAAGGGGCGAGTTCAGGATAACAGTTCCATTTCCAGTAATGTTTGCGTTTGCCATGTTTCATCATCTCCGTTTTTGTTTGTCCTCATGCACTCAGATCTCGGATCTTGCCGTGTGCGCCATAGAAGAGTTGCCACAGGTCGCCCATCGTGTGGAACAGACCGACTTGACCGAGGCGGTTGATCCCGAAGGGGTCGCCCGTTTCGATACCAGACTCGTGGTAAAGCGTTGGCTTGGCGGTGCAGAAGTAGGTGTAGTCCGTGTCAATGAAGTAAAGACGGGACAGGCCATCGTCAACAACGTCCTTCGAGGGGATGATTGGGACGCCGTTGTAGGTGGCGACGACGAAGCCAGCGTCCATACCTGGGACACCTTGAACGCCGTTGACACTTGGGGCGACACGCTTCATCTCGGTGAAACGCTGCTGAGGTTGGAGGAGTTGCTGGATCTTCTCAACGGTGTCGTAGCCCGTGAGGATGACCTTGGGCTGACCACCACGCTCCCACACGCTGCGGAACATTCCATCGAGGATGTTCAGCGTGAGAGGGCGTTCGTTGGAGGAGGAGTTCGCACCAGCATCGACGTTGGCGTCGTACCACTCACGAGCAGATCCACCAGAGGAGTTGCGGGTGAGGCTGTATTGGTTGTGAACGGTGATGGCGTCGATGTCGTCCATGCCAGTCTTCTCGATGAAGGAAGAGGAGGTTGCACGGTCGATGGACTCGAAGTTGTTGCCAGCGACGATGTTGACATCTCGAAGGAGCATCTTGTTGATCGACTCGGCGTGGGACTTGGACATTTCCATCTTGATCACAGCACGAGCATCACCAAGGCCATCGTCCTTGTCAGCAAGGAACATAGCAGTCTCGGAGAGGTCGAACTTGGAAGCCACAGTCTTGGGCTTCGTGTTGACTTCCTGGAAGGTTGGCTTGGTGGAGTCAGGGAGCGTCCCGTTCTCAGCAATACCCGATGCTTCATCGGGCTTGCCCGTCACGACACGCCATCCACTCTTCTCCCAAGGCTTCTTGGGGAGGATCGAGAAGGCGTTGAACTCTTGGTTCAGTTGGGACCAGACCTTGCGGCCAAAGATGGCGTTGTAGGTTCCGGTGGTGGTGGACATCAATGGGGAGTCGGCCTTAAGCAGGTCAGTCCCGCTGTAAGCCCAGGCGTTGGTTCCAGCACCTGCGCCGTAGTAAAGGCGTTCCATGTCTTCGATTGTTCGGATGTATCCTTGGGTCATGTTTCATCATCTCCTGTTTCAGTCTCCACGCAAGGCTCGCATTGCCAATGCTTCAGCGGCTCGCCAACCATCGAGGTCGTTGCCCATTTGGGCGAACTCGTCGTGGGTTGGTACACGGATGGAGGTGGTGGGGGTGGTGGGGGTTGGCTCGCTCTTGAGGAGTTCGCTGTTCTCGGACTTGAGCATGGCGATCTCTTGACGGAGGGCGTTGATCTGGTGGCCGACATCGTTCTGCTTGCGGAGTTCCACGGCTTGAGCGGTTTCGGCTTCGTAGCGTTCCTGCCACTCTTTCTCAACGAGGCCCTTCACGGCTTCCTCATCACGCAGAGCAGCGTAGGTTCGGTAGCCCTTTTCGAGCATCTGGGGGGTGAGCGACTTGACCACGTTTTGGTTGCCAGAGGGTGCGTTCATGTTCATGTTGGGAACGCTTGGCCCTTTGATGACGTAGTTGTTGCCGCCAGGAGAGGGGAGGGTGGGGTAGGACGGTTCGGTTGCATCTTCACCAGACCCAACTTCATCGCCTTGGCCTCGATGGGTGTAGCCGCCTTGACCCTGTTCAGGAAGGTAGGCTTTCTCCAAACCAAAGTGATCTCGAAGGGTGTTGAGATCGACGCCCGAATCGTGGGCGAACTTTTCGAGGGTGTCGATGTAAGCGAGGGCGAGGTCTTCATCAGCCGATTTCTTCGCGCAGCCGCTGCAATCCGAGGATTTGCAAACCCCACAAGTCATGTTCTTGTAGGCTTTGTCCTCTTTGCCTTCGTTCAGTTCTTTGAGGACTTCGCTGAGTCCAGCCTTAATTTCGTTCAGCACTTCCGTATTGCTCATGTTTTCATCTCCATCCATTTTGAGGATCGTGTATGCTGCTTCGGGATTGATTCCCTTTTTGCATAGCGTGATCTCATGGAGTTCAAGGTCGGTGATCTCTCGATGCGTACCGAGTTCGGGCGTAGTCTTGGACACTCGAAATAGTGCCTGTCCACCAATGGAAAACGCCCGTAGGTCGCCATTGCGGATTTGCTTTTGCACTTCACGTGCCTTTTGGATGTCGTTGCGGATTTTGC